TTTTTATATGGCTTATAAAAAAGGTGTGGTGCAAACCACAGGCAAAGGCGGATCTAGTACAAAAGTTCTTAATGGTGACAGAACGATCTTTTGTGAGGAAACTGCATCTTACCTGGCTAAGAACAGGTATCAGTTGAAACCAGAGATGCCTTTTTCCTGGAAGGAAATATCATCAATGATCAGAGAAAATGCAAAATCTAATCAAAGTGATAGCTCCTAATCCAATAGATGATCTCCTGGAGCTTCTTAAAAGCTCCAGAGATCAAATGGAAAAATTCAGAGAGGAGCATGGTGGTTTTAACATGGAAACAGATCCACTTAATGCTCCTAATGGAACTATGGCTTCTCTGTTTGAAGTGCAAACTGAAATAGAGAGGTTCATAGAATGGTTAGAAGATCCTAATACTTATGATCCAGGATAGGATCTTCTTTTTATTAACTTTTAATGGAGATTGAAATGGGATTACCTTTTGATTTTGATGAAAATGAAATACCAGAACCTGTTGCTACAGGTGGCGGTAAATTAGAGCCAGGTATTTATAACCTTGTTTTTAATAGGATTGCATCTGCGGATGATAATGCTGACGAACTTGGGCAAGTGTCTGGCAAAAATGGATGGAAAGCATTAAAAATGTTTTTTGATCTCAAAGGAACTGTTAATAATGATCAGTTCAAAAAACCTGCAACATTAGATGTCACTTTTGTTTCAGATTATGATCCAACCAGGCTTGATAAAAATGGACAACCAATGAGAGTCTGGATGATTGATAATGCAAAAAAATCATACAAAGCTATGATGTTTTATGCAGGTGCTCAAGATCTTACAAATCCAAAAACATCTTTAGTTGGCAGAGAACTTTCCTGTCAGTGCATACAAGATGATGATGGATATTTAAGAATAGATCCTGGAGCAGTTGGTGAGAACTGGAGTGAAGTTGTTGAACACGACATGCTCTCCAACTCTAAACCAACAAATGAGCCTAAAATAGAAAAGTCTGATGCACCAAACGAAGAATTTGGTGACACTGAGATCCCTTTCTAAATTGGCTACATTTAAGAAACCTTCTCTCTGCAGTTATTGTTTAAGATCTGAGAGAGGGTTTCTTATTAAAATTGATGGAAAAATTTATTCATCATGCAGTATGGAACACATAGAAAAAATTAAAGAAAGAATTGAACAAGGAGATCCAATAGGTATCAAAGCTAGTGCAAATCCAGATGGAGTAGATTACGCACTTACAGAAGTTAAAAAAGATTATTTAGAAATGAGTAAAAAAAATAATTCTTACGTCTTACATAAATGGGAGCAGGGAGATAAAAAAACATTTTTTTTAAAATTTTTAGCTTACTATCTAAGTTTTGAAACTGTATTGGCAGATGAAGGAATGAAGGATGGACATAAGAAAAATTTGGGATGATCTAGGAACAAATGATCATTTAGCTTATAAAGGATCTTCCAAATCTCATGCAGATCTAATTGCTGAAATGGAAAAAAATGCAGGACTAGAGGTTGCATCAATAAATACTTCTGGAGCTGTAGAGAGAGTTAGAGTCAAGCCTACAGGCAACGTCAGAGGTGACAGAGGGCAAGAAAAAAGCGGATGGTATTTTTACTTCCAACATGGTAATCATTTTTACTGCAACTATGGAAACTGGAGAACTAATATGCAGTATAAATTTAGTTCTCAAGACACTAATTTTTTAAGTGTCCAGGAACAAGCTAAGATCAAAGCTGAATTAGATAAGCGGTATCAAGAGCAACAAAAAAGGCGAGAAGAAAATTATCAAGAAGTTGCAAAGCAAGTTAAAGAAAGATTTAAAAAAACAGTAGAAGTCAAAGAGCATCAATACCTCAAAAAGAAAAAAGTTAAAAATTATGGATTTAGGGAATTAGGAGGAAATCTCTCAATTCCAATGTATTCTACTAAAACAGATGATTTTGATCTATGTTCTATGCAAACCATCTATAAAGATGGAAGCAAAAGATTTGTTTCTGGATCTAGAGTCAAAGGATCTGTTTTTCCTTTAGGCTTTTCTTTGCAAGAAATATCCAACCTGGAAAAAATAATTATTGCGGAAGGTGTTGCATCTGCTAGTAGCATATTTGAAAGCACTGACGTTCCTACCTTGTGCGTGTTCTCAGCTAATTTTGGATTAGAGTGTCTTAGTAATTTGCGTAAATACACACAGGCAAAATTTATCCTGGCATTTGATAATGATAAATCCAAAACTGGTGAGAAAAATGCACAGAATATCAAGTCAGCAATTTTTAATTGTGAGATCCGCATACCTAATAAATTAGGTTATGACTACAACGACATTCACCAGGAGTTTGGTGTAGCAGAAGTTAAAAATCAGCTTCTAATGAATAAAAATTTTGATCTCAGAAAAACTTCTCTTAAAAATTTTGATACAAATCCTCCAGAAAGATCCTGGCTAGTAAAAGGTCTTATTGAAAATGGCAAGACAGGTCTTTTTTGTAGCATAGGAGGTATTGGAAAAAGTTTTTTGAATCTTTCATTGGCATTTAACATTTCTAGAGGAACAGGATCTTTTCTTGGCAATCCAATAGAAAAATATGGAAATGTTTTGATGATGGTTGCAGAGGATGATTATTCTGAGATCCATAAAAGAATTCATTTGTTAGATCCTAACAACACCAGGAAGGATTCTTTATATGATGTTTTCATTCTGTCAGTTCCAGAGTTAGACAAACCTTTAACATTGATCAAAGATGATGGTGTTAATGGTTTGCATATTACAGATGATGCTTATGAGATCATAGAAGGTCTGTCTGCTATTCCAGATCTGGCAATGGTCTGTATAGATCCTCTCCAGGCATTTATCCAGGCTAACACCAATGACAATATGGTTGGGCAGTTGTATTCGCAAATGGCACAAATGATTGCTTCCAGGTATGACACCGCAGTTATAGGTGTGCATCATCTCACAAAAGGTGGTTTAGAAAGCCAGGCAGACATTATGCAATGGAGGGCCAGCATAAGGGGAGCTAGTTCATTTGTGGACTCCTCAAGGTGGTGTATCTCAGCTTCTCTTTGTGATGAGGAAAGCGGAAGGCAGATCTGCCTGGAGCAAGGTGAGGAGTATGACCGGATGAAAGTTGTCAGAGTTGCTATGGTCAAATCCAACTCAGAGTCTGATATGAATGTTAAAACCATGATCAGAAAGAATGGAATCTTGCAGATCTTACAACCAAAAGACGAGATTAAGTGGGAAAATTAATTTTTTTACTGGGTATATGCCTGGTCAGTAAGTCAGATAGTGCTGACCAGACGTATGCTCACATAGACATTATTATTAACAATAATAATAGGGAACTGCTCTGGCAGTTTCCCTATTATTTTTTCTTATGAAGAAGTTTTACAACAAGCAACCTAACTTTGATAAGTATTGGTGGATCAATTCAGATCTTCCAGGAGAGGACTCAGCAGAGATTAATTTGAGTAGGGCATTGGACTATAAAAACTATAATCAACTGAAAGCAAAAGTTTGGAAGTGGTTTAGATCTAATGTTGCCAGGAAGGATCTCTCAAGTAGAGAGCAGATCTGCTTATGGTGTATTTGTGAAAGATACAGAGGATCTTCTTTTTCTACCTGGTGTTCTTATTCATACATGTCAAAGATGATCTCAATGAATAGAAAGACAGTAGCTAAAGCAATCTCTATCCTGGCAAGTGAAGATGTGAATCTGATTTGGATTGTCCAGGAGGGAGAGGAAAGGATTGCAATGAGATCTCTGCCAAGTAGGAAGCCAATAAAGAAACACTTTGTCCTGGTAGGTTTTAATGAGGTATTAGCAGATGAAGAATAATATAGATCCGGATCATTATAAAAAAGGAGATGTGGAATGTATTGATGCCATAAAGAGCTCTATGTCAGATTTGGAATTTAGAGCTTACTTAAAGGGATCAGTAATGAAATATCTATGGAGATATGAAGATAAGAATTACCTGGAGGATCTGCAGAAATGTATGTGGTTTCTGCAAAAATTACTAAATGAGGTAGAAAATTCTGAAAAATGACCTCCATACAGGCTCTCTAACAGCTAAAAAGGTATGAGGTTAAGGTTTAGTATGACCAAAAAAAAGGGAGCTTGTGAGCTCCCTTTTTTTAGATCTTAGGATATTAATCCCAATAATCACCTGTGTCTTTAGCAGTAGGTGTTAAATCTACACTACCAGGCTTAACAAGATCTTTTTTAAAACCATCAACATCATCTAATAATTGTTGGATGAAAAATTGAACCTGGCTATTAAGATCTAAACCATTTTTAAGATCTTCTTGCAATTTATTAAGCATAGCAACTTGGCTCAAGTTATCTGGATTTAAAACAGATGATTTTAAATTAAAGTAAAAGTTGAAAGCAGATCTAAGATCTTCAACAACACCTTTAGAAATAGAAACTAGATCCTCATAATCTGCCATTTCTACCTGTAATGGATGTCCATTTATTACTTGTGTTTTTTTCATTTTTTCTCCTCACCATTGGTGAATTAGTTAATTAATAAAAGGATTAGACCATACATAGTGTGACTATGCAATAGTGTGACTACCAAAACCATTCTCCTTGAGATACTTCTGATTTTCTTTGAACCAATGGATTCTCAATGTATTAGTGACATCTGCTTCTGTTTTGAATACATCCAGGTTCTTAGCCATTTGTTTTTTTGACCAACCTTTTTTAACACCTTCTCTAATGCCATCTAATCTTTTTTTTAGTTCACTTGGATCTAAAGTCACTGATTGCAGTTGATTGGGATGAGCAGAGTTTGGTAAAAACTTTTCTCCGGTAAGCATTTTGGCTATGCGTAAATTTATACTGACATTGACTTTGGTTGTATTTAACCTGTCTGCAATAGCATCTAAGCCATAACCTTTTTTCTTTAGCTCCAGGATCTTTTTTCTTATTGGTGTCAATCCTGGTTGATAATGAAATTTAAAAAGAGGATCTAACAGATCCCTTTGCCAACAGTATTGCAAAACACCTTTTAAATATCTGTATTCAATAGTTCCATAATGATCTCTAGCATGGTCTAAATACTTGTACCAAGTTGGAGTAGCATACAATCTGATCATTCTTTTGATCTCTGGTTGGATCTTAGACATCCTAACTCTGTG